GGGCCGTGCTGTGTCGGACATCGTTGCTCGCCCGCTGCCGACAGTGACTATCGGCGGTGTCGTCGGCACGCTGTTTGCCGTGCGTATGCACGGCGTCACAAATGCATCGCGCAATCGCTACGCCACGCTGAGTACGCCTACATCGTCGCCCGCAGGCCTGCTCGCTCGACTTGAGGCTGCTGGCGTAGCGTTTGCGTACAACACGGTCGATTGTGTAACCGACCCCGCACAGCTTCTGAGTATCGCAGCATCTGCGTCAGGCACTGCCGGCCAAACGGCGGACGGCGGGCCTCCCGTATCGATTGAGATTTTCTCGGCTGCGTCTGTTCGCAGGATTGCCCTATTCGGCGCATCCACGATCTCAGGTCAGGGCGACGCTTCGAACAACGGGTTCGTGACTCGGGCAATGCAGGCTGTCGCTGCCGCTGGGTTGCCGGTCAGCGTCTATAACGAGTCGATGCCGAGCAGCCCCACCGCAGCATGTTTTGCACGAGCAAACACGGCGCTGGTGTCCGGCGCATACGATGCTGTCGGCGTGTCGGTATTTTCGGTTAATGACTCGACTGCCGCGGACTGGGGAACGTCGGACTATCTGCCGCGCATTCGCAAACAAATGGACGATTTTTGTCAGGCGGCAAACGCGCTGGGCATTCGTCCGGTGTTGATCACGTTCCAGCCGCTGCAGAATATGACCGACAGTACGGCAAATCAGTACAGCAACTGCCGGTACGCAAACGCCTACGCTCGATCGCTGTCGGCGGTCGGGCTGTGTGACGTGCTCGATATTGCGAACGTGCTGACTGACGAAACTGCGGCAACTGGCACTTGGCGCAACGCAGCATGGACGGGTGATGGAACGCATCCCAACACTGCCGGCCATACTGCGCTGGTCGATCACACCGTTGCGGTATTCCGCAGGATCTAATCCCCCTCGCGCTCATGTCGCCCCCCAACTGCCTCGCTCACGCCCTCGACAAAATTGTGGTCGAGGGCGGCTATCTCGCAGCGAGACGATCGGAGTACTGGGGCTCAATGCATGTGATGCACGTATCGCATGACGGCCAGATTTGCAGCTACATTCCGCCCGTACCGCTCGAGCATCCGCTGAAGGCTCTTTGTGGTTTCGACGGCTACACCGTCGCGGGAGATGCGTTATGGCGGGCGCGTGCAATGTCACCGGGGTGGATGGTGGCGTCCGCATGGTTGTTTGCGCTGGGCGTCACAGGTTGGGCGGTTCGGCGCGCGGCGCGGAAATTTCTTGCCTAGTTTGTTCCCTCTTGCCCGCTCAACATCGCGGGCATGGACTCTTCTGCCGAATTCCTCCCCCCCAACATCCGCGCAGGCGACAATGCCGCCTGGGTGGTTTCTTATGCTGCCTTCCCGGCATCGGCCGGGTGGCAGCTCCACTATCGCCTGTTGTGGCCAAGTGTTGAGGCCATCAGCTTTGACGCCGATGCCCAGGGCGATGATCACGCGGTCAGCCTGACCGGCGCGGATACCGCAACCTGGCATGCTGGCACCGCAACGCTGGTGTGGTGGGTCACACTGGAAGATGACGACACCGATACGCGGCACACGCTCGGGCAGTGCCGCGTGCACATCTTGCCGGACCTCACAACCGCCGCCACGCTTGATCCCCGCAGCATCAATGAACGTGCCCTGGCAGATGCCCAGGCTGCGCTGGCCGCATACATGGCTAGCGGCCGTGCTCACGTCGCGGAATATCAGATCGCCGGCCGGCAGATGAAATTTCGCAGCGCCGACGAACTGCGCGCACTCATCGAGTACTACCAGCGCGAAGTTGCCACCGAGCGCGCCCGCGCCCTGGCGCTCGACGGCGTGGCCCCTGGCCGCATCCTCACGAGGTTCTGACCATGGGCCTGTTATCCCGGATTTTTCAGCGCGGCGAATCGGCCGCTGCGCGCGCGGAATGGATTGATTCCACACTCAGCGCTGCATGTGGCGCGGCGCAAGAATCCTGGTTGCGTGCTCAGCGCCAGGCGCAACGCAGCTTCGAAACAGCCGAAACCCCTGCGTGGACCGAGTCGTGGCCAACGCACGCTGCCCCCATCAATGACGACCTCGCCCGCCAGCTGCCCACTTTGTGGGCGCGTGCGGCGGGTCTGGCCCGCAACAATGAATGGGCGCAGCGCTACCTCATCGAGCTCGACGACGGTGTGCTTGGCCCAAACGGCATGCCACTGCAAATGCGCATGGTGGGCGCCCGCAGCGGCAAGCAAGACACCGCCACCAACAACCGAATCGAAGCCGCATGGCGCGCCTGGGGTGACCAGGCCTGCGAAGTCTCCGGCGTGCCGTGGGCCGAAGTGGAGACGCTTGCACTCAACACCCTGGCGCGTCGCGGCGAGCTGCTCTATCGCTTCCGCCCCAACCCGCGCGCGTACATGGGGTTTCAGATCCAGCTGCTGGACCCGATGCTGCTCGACGTATCGCTTAACCGTGACTACGGCGGCAACCGCATTCGCATGGGCAAGGAGATCGACGACGACGGCCGCCCGGTCGCGTTCTGGCTGCTGATGGCGAAGACGGGCGACGCCCCCGGGCAGTACGTCACCCTGGGGCGGCATGTGCGCATCCCCGCAGCTGAGATCCGCCACCATTACCTGGTGGAAGAACCCGGCCAGCTGCGCGGCATCCCCTGGCTGTCGGTCGGCGCCCGCCGGCTGTGGATGCTCAGGGATTTCGAAGAGTCCGCAGCGGTGGCCAGCTCCAACGCCGCCAAGCGGCAGGGCTTTTTCTACACCCCCACTGGCGAAGCGCCGACCATTGCTGACACAATCGTCAATCGCGTGCTGGACGTGGCCGAAAAAGCCGGCAAAGTCCTGAGCCCGGAAGAGATCCAGCAACTGCAGGCCGCAGCAGACAAGTTTGTCACCACCGTTCCCGGGCAGTTCGACACTCTGCCGCAAGGCACCCAGTTTGCCCCGTTCGAATCCAAGTGGCCGGAAGTCTCCGCCGAAGGCTACATCAAGGGCCACGTGCGCGCCTGGGCCGCTGCCCGGGGCATGAGTTACGTCAGCATCGGCAATGACCTCGAGGCGGTGAACTACTCCAGCGCCCAGGTCGGCATCCTCGCCGAGCGCGAACACTTGAAGAAAACGCAGCACCGCCTGCGCAACTGGCTGCACCGCGAGGTGTTTGCCCAGTGGCTGCCCTGGGCCGTGCTTTACACAACGGGCCTTTCGCCTGATCGGGTGGAGCTCTATGTGTCCGCAGCGACATGGCAGATGCGGCGCTGGTCGCCGCTGGATCCGCTCAAGCAGGCGAAGGCGGACGAAACCAACCTGCGCCTCAAGCTCACCAGCCGCCGCCGCGTGCAGTTGCGCAACGGCGAAGACCCCGACGAGATTGCCGCCGAAGTGCTCGAAGAAGAAGCGCTCTACGGCCCCATCACCCCTGCGCCCGCCGCGGGGCAGGGCGGTGGCGATGACCCCGACGAGAAAGCCGAGCAGGACGACGACGAGCGCGACAGCTAGGCGGAAATTTCTTGCCTAGTTTCTTCCCCTCCAACTGACGAGACTCACGCCCATGGCTACCGCAACCGAAACCAAACCCGCTCAGTCCGCCAAGCCCGCCAAGCGCCAGCGCGTGGAGGGCACTTTGCACCGATCGCTGCCGGCCACGCTCACCATCCGCGCCGCGGAAGAGGGTGCCGACGACGACGGCCTGCTGCGTCTGCGGCTGTCCGTCTCCAGTGAGGAACCCTACCTGCGCGCCAGCTGGTGGGATGACCCGTGGATTGAAGTGCTCGGCCACAAGGCCGGCGAAGTCGACCTGGTCCGCCTCAACGGCGGCGCCGCCGTGCTCGCCAACCACGACCGTTACAACGCCGTCGGCAACACCCCGCTGGCCAGCATCGGCGCCGTGGAAAAGGCCTGGCTCACCGGCAACCGCCTGGAAGCGGACATCGTCATCAGCCGCCGCGCCGCGCTGGAAGACCTGCGGCAGGACATTGCCGACGGCCTCGTGCGCAACGTGAGCATCGGCTACCAGATCAACGAGCGCACGCTCACCCGCGCGCACAAGGACGGCACTCCGGACGAATACCGCGTCACAAGCTGGACGCCGTTCGAAATCTCGCTGGTGGACATCCCCGCGGATGCCACCGTAGGCCTCGGCCGCAGCGCCGACAAACCCGAATCCGGCGCGCGTTATCGCGTGATCGACCTGCCCCCCGCGGGCACAAACCAAGGAGCAAGAAGCATGGACGAAGACGACGTCATCACCGCGGGCGGTCAGCAAACCACCACCGCCACCCGCAGCGCGCCGGGCCAGCCCGCACGCACCGACCCCCCGCCCGCCGACCCGCTGGCCGCCGAGCGTACCCGCATGCGCGAGATCCGCGCCATGGGCCGGCAGTTCGACCTGCCGGCAGATTTTGTCGACAGCGCAATCGACAACGGCACCACCCTGGACGGCTTCCGCACCCAGGTGCTGGCCCGCGCCCGCGACACTGGCGGCCTGCGCCCGGCGGAGAGCCCCGCCATCGGCATGAGCGAGCGCGAGGTCAGGCAGTATTCGTTCTGCCGCGCGCTGCTCGCTGCCTCCGACCCGGCCAACGCCGCCCGCCTGGCCCCGTTCGAAATGGAATGCGCGCGCGCCGCGCAGGACAAGCGCGACGGCGACGACCCCCGCGTGAAAGAGCGCGAAGCTGCTGTGACCATCCCGCTGGATGTGCTCGCCCGCGGCATCGACCTGCCCGGCGGCGCCGGTGCCATGGCCGCCCGCATGCTGCTGCAGCGCGCCCAGCGCAGCGCCGCGGCGGGTGTGGAGTATTACCGCGACCTGGTCGCCGGTACGCCCACCGCCGGCGGCAACCTGGTGGCAACGGAGCTGCTCGGCTCCAGCTTCATCGAGCTGCTGCGCAACGCCATGGTGCTCGACAAGCTCGGCGTCACCTGGTTGCGTGACCTCAACGGCAATCTCGTCATCCCCGGCCAGACTGGCGCCGCCACGGCCTACTGGGTTGCGGAGGGCAACCCCCCCACCGAGAGTCAGCAGGCTATCGGGCAAGTGCCGCTCACCCCCAAGACCGTGGGCGCGTTCACCGACTACAGCCGCCGCCTGCTGCTGCAGAGCTCGATCGACATCGAAGCGTTTGTGCGTGCGGACCTCGCCGCGGTGATCGGCCAGGCCATCCAGGCCGCCGCCATCAACGGCACTGGGCTGGACAACCAACCCACCGGCCTGCTCAACACCAGCGGCATCGGGTCGGTGGCGGGTGGCACCAATGGCGCGGCGCCCACGTATGACCACGTTGTGGATCTGGAGACAGCCGTAGCCAACGCAAACGCGGATGTCGGCACGTTGGGCTATCTCACGAACAGCCGTGTGCGTGGTCGCCTGCGCAAGACGCAAGAGTTTAGCGGTACCAATGGCCGTCCGGTCTGGACGCGCGGCCGCGAGCGGGGCATTGGCGAAGTGCTGGGCTATGACGCCGTAGTCACCAACACCGTCCCGCACACCTTGACGAAGGGCAGTGCGGCCGGCGTGTGCTCGGCCATCATGTTTGGCAACTGGGCTGACATGATTCTGGGGATGTGGGGCGGTCTGGACATCATGCTCGACCCCTACACCCACTCCACCAGCGGCACCAAGCGCGTGGTCGCCCTGCAGGACGTGGATGTGGCCATTCGCCGCGTGGCCAGCTTCTCGGCCATGAAAGACGCCCTTACTGCCTGATACACCGCCGCCCGAAGCCGCTCACCGCCCTGGATTGCCAGGGCGGTGCGACAGCAGGGCGGCATTGGAGACCCCCATGCCCAAAGTGCTCATCATCGAAGCCACCATCGTCAGCTACGCCGACGACCGCGGCGGCGTGCATGCCGACCCGTCGGAAACCTGCGATGTCGCAAAAGATACCGCCCGCAATCTGGTTCAAGCCGGTCGCGCCCTTTACATCGACAAGCGCGACGATCCGTCCCGTGGCGCCATCCACACCGCCAGCGCGGAAATGGTCAAGGCCGCGGCCAGAATGCAGGCCGCTCGGAAGGAAGCAGCAGAGCAGACGTCTGCACAAGGCGACCAAGGGCCGGGCGCCTAATGTTTAACGACGCCGCAGACCTCCCGCTGCTGTTTGCCGATTTTGGCGTGTCGGCCCATTACCAGGCCGGCACTGCCACGCCGGTGCCGTGCACGGTGCTAATCGATCGCAATGTCGAAGTCTACGGCGACCTCGGTCAGGTCATTGCCCGTCGCCAGGCGCTCACCTTCCAGGCCCCACAAGTGCCGGCCCCGGTGCGCGGCGCCGTGGTGGTGGAGCAGGGGGGCGCCCGCAGCTGGACGCTGGATCGCGTTATCGAAGATGACGGCGCCCTTATCAAGGTACTCGCCCAATGATTGATCTCGACATTCTCACCGCGCTGCGCGCCCGTGCCGCCCAGATTCTGACTGCCAACGGCTATCACACCAACGCGGGCGCCCAGATCTACCAGGGTCGCGTCTTTGATCTGGAGACCGACCCCGTTCCGGCCATCGTCATCACACAGCCCGAGGATGACGCCGACCTGGTCGAAGACGACGAAATCTCCACCGCCCCGCGCTGGATCAGCACCTTCGTGCTGGAGGCCTATGCGGCCGTTTCCGCCACCGACCCGCTGCCCGACCTCATGCGTCTGCGTGCCGACCTGCTGACCGCGTGCTATCGCCCCGAGCCTGATCGTACTGACACCCTGGGCGACACCGTTGCCGCCCTGGTTGTGGTCGGCACCACAAAGCTTATGCCCGCCCCCGGACAAACCATCGGCATGGCGCAGCTCACCCTGCGCGCCGAGTATGCCGAAATCATTGGAGATTGACCCGTCATGAAACCCACAACCAAGAACATCGTGCTCGGCGCCGGCTACTGCTACTTTGACGAGCACGACGCCAATGGCAACCCAACCGGCGAACGTTACCTGGCCGAAACGCCGGGGTTCTCGATCACGGTCAGCTCGGAGAATCTGGAGGACTACAGCTCTGACGGCCCCATTGCTGAAAAGCACCTTGACGTGCCCACCCGCGTCAGCCGCGATGCCGCGCTCACCCTCAAGGATATGAGCGCGGACAACTTTGCGCTTTTCATCGTTGGCGCGTCGGCCGCC